TACTTCGCGCGGAATCGCTGCGAGTGCGGCCTTGACGGAGGCGACTTCTTGAACCATTGCAGCCATTTCAGCCGTAGCGAACACCGCATCCTTGCCGTTGATACCGTCGTGTCCTGGCTTGCCTTCTGGCCCGATGATGCTCTCGCCGTCCTTGCCGTTGATGCCATCTTTGCCGGCCAACCCCTGGAGTCCGACTGCGCCGTCTTTCCCGTTCACTCCGGCTTCGCCCTTCTCGCCCATCGGCCCGCGTTCGCCGCGCTCGCCGCGCGCACCATCAGGGCCGTTGATACCGTCAGCGCCTTTCTGCCCATCAGCACCAACCACGTTGCCGACAACGCGCACGGAGCCATCAGAGAACGTCAGCGCGAGATGGCCATCTTTCCGCAGAAACGCATCGGTGATGCCGACGCCATCGCGACCATCAGAGCCATCCTTACCGTTGATGCCTGCTGAGCCGTCTCTCCCATGGATGCCATCAGCTCCGTCTTTGCCGCGAACGCCTTCAACTCCATCAGCGCCACGCTCTCCGCGCTCGCCTTGTGGCCCAATGATGGCCGCTCCTGGCGCACCGTCCTTCCCGTCGCGGCCGTCGCGCGGCTCCATCGACATGACAATCGGCCGCGCTTCGAGCGTTTTTACGCGCTCGACAAGCGAAGCCGTCGCGATTCGCACCGCGTCGTGGATGAGATCGGCGAGGTCTTCAGGCGGCAGCATCAGCGAGTGCCTTTGTCCGAGCAAGGACGGTGCGTCGATACGTCATTATGTCGAGTGCCTTCGCAGGTGCTGGCTTCGGTGTGTCTGTTGGTGCTGGCCCCGGTGCCGTGATGCGCTCTGGTGCCGTCACAGCGAACGGATCGCCAGCATCGCGAGCGGCGAGTGCTTCCAATGAGAACATTTGCTGCTGGAGCATCACGTTGTCGCCGCCTGGCACACGTTTCAGATCGAAATCAGAACGGCCCTCATTAGGAGCGAACAGACCGCCAAGAATGCCCTTCGTTGCGTTCTCAACCTGCGTCTTCGTGTCCATTCTCAGCAGCGCCGAAAGGTCGAACTCGGCATGGTATTCAGGAGACGATGGGAACTCCAAGCCTTCGTCCAGCAACGTCTCGATGTTCTCGATCGGGTTCTGCAACGCCTGCGTGTAGTATTGCAGATTGATGCTCTGAATGTCGGTGTAGGGCGGCGCAGGACCGATGCCGATCATGTAGGGCGGCACATGGAAGCAGCCGCAAATGCGGAGGTCGCCCCAGTTCAACTGGTCGATCAACTGCGCGTCAACGGCCGTCATCGTGACGGGCGTATACGACATCGAATCGCCGAGAATGGCTACGCGGCCGATATTGTCTGGTCCGGCGTAGTTCGCTTCCCAATGCTTGCGCGCACGCTCCGCAACATCCGGCGGAATGTGATGAGGAGCCGTGATGATACCGCCTGGTTGCGATCCGTTCGCGAACAGCGCCATCGTGTTCTGGGCGATCTTTAGTCCTTGAATCGCCGCAAGTCCGCACGCGAAGATCGGCGACACGCCAATCAGCGGATGGAATAGCGGCACCATGATGTCGTGGATGATTTCGCGCGCCGGCACAATCACGGACTCTTGAAGCCCTGCGAGTTGATCCACGGAGAGCGAGTAGAACACGGAACCATCTGGCGCAACCATCACCGTGACGCGTGACGCATCGAGGATGTGCAGCCGCACCGGAATGCCGCGCCCGTCGCGCTCTTTCAGCACGTAGGTGTTACCGCGCGTCAACTTAGACAGCATCCAGTATTCGAAAAACTTCACGCGCGTCGAGTAGGCGTTTGGCTTTTCGAGCACTGGAGAGAACGCTGGGCTATACGTCGGCGTGCAGATGCCGTCGCTGTCCTTGACGGTCAGGTTCAGCCAGAGCTTCGCGATGTCTGACGCGATGAGCGTGATGCAGGACCATGCCGTCGGATTCGTCAGCACATCCTGCTGGTTGATGTTCAGGATGTTCCGCTGCCAGTCGCCTTGCCGCGCTTCGGTGACGAGCGGCCACCACGGCGACATCGAACTGTAGCCACCGAACAGCGTCGTCAATCCGGTCGATTTCTTACGGATGGTGCGCGTGATGTCGTAGCCGAGGATTCGCATCACGCCGCGTCGTCGGAAGGCGTCATCTCTTCGGTCTGCTCGGGCTGCATGTCTCGGCGCTTGTAGGTGCGGCGCTTCACAGGCTGTGCGTCTTGCTGCTCGACTTTCAACGCCGTCAGGCTGATGCTGCCCTTGTATTTCGCCACGAGCGCATCGATCGCAGACATCTCCTGCGCTTCGCCTGTGGCGACATCGTAAACGGTGATGGTGCTCTTCATGGTGAGAGATTACCACGCCGAAGCCATATGCCCCGGCGTGGTCAGTCAGACGCCTACGCCGCCCACGCGACGGCGGTGAACCACACGACGCTGCTCGAACGACCGCGCGCCCAGGTGATGTATCGCTCGGCCCTGAACCCGACCTTGTTGGCTTGCCACAGATTCACGACCGTGCCGGAATCGTTAGCAGGATCGTCAGACATCTCGACAGAGGCTTGATTGCTCATGTCGATATTGATGCCGCCATCGTCCGCGAGGAAGATTTCCTTCGCGTTGACGAGGATGACGATGTTCGATGTCGGCGATCCGTTCACCGTCGCCGCATACTGCGACGTGATGACCGGGAATCCCTCGAGTGTTCCGCCGTTCATGGTGATGTTCGGGAACTCGCGCTGGCCGAGCGAGTTCAACATCAACTGCAACGACAGCGCAGTTGTCGCTGGCATGATCCAAACAAGCTGTGTGACGTCTCCGCCACGATCGATGAACGCGCCGAGTGCGGCCTGAATAGCCGTTCTGACCGCTGCCGCGTTCGTGCCGCTGTGCGATGTCGCCGAGATGCCGTTGGTGATGGAGGCCGGAGACACGCCAGACACAGCCGATGATGCCGGATCGATGAAGTCGGTATCGAGCCGTTCAACAATCGCTGCAGCAAGGCCGTCGCGCACGCGTGTTTCTGCCGATGGCGTAGAGTAACGAATGAGTTCTTCGTCGCACACGGTAATCGCGGCAACCTTCGCCCACGTCAACGTCTGGCTGTCGAAATTGAATCTGGTCACCGGCTTCTGGATGCCAGCGCCGACCCAGTTCGCGGTTCCGCCTGTCGTCTGTTCCTGGATGCGTGAATTGAACGGCACGCGCGTCAACGACGGAATCCCATTCGTCCCGAACTTTCCGATGATGGTCATCGGCCGCAGGAACTCCAAGAACTCGCTCGTCAGCGTGGTCGGCGTGGTGACAAGCGCGGTATCGGTCGCGGTTGTCTGTGATGTCACAGCCGCCTTCAGGAACGCTTCGATTTCGGGATGCGAAGGATACCGCATCCGCGCCACTTCGAATGACGACAGCCCGTCGAGTCTCGCCGCTGCCTTGCAGATGACCGCGCGCGTGAACGCGATTCCAGGCGGCAACTCGGGCGACTTCACGGTGAAGCGCTGATGGGATGCACGCGAATCGGCAGCTTCGCTGAACGAACCGCCGTGAATCGTCGCAGCCTTCGGTGCGATCGAGGCGCGCTCGAGCGCTTCGAAGTCTATGATCTTCCCGTCGATGTCGTTCAGGTCAGCAGTGAGGTCTTTGTATTCCTTCTGCTGCTCGGCCGTCAGGTCGCCCGTTCCGGCGACAACCGGCTCCATTATGGTGGCCATCTTCTGCGCGATGGTCGTGCGCTCGCTGCGAAATTCCACGATGCGGTCACTGGTCGTTTTTGCCATGTTCGATGCTCGCCTACGGTGAGGCGTTGTGGCCGAAGCGCCGGCCGATGTGTCCGAGGCCGAAGCGCCGGCCAGCCCGATGTCGAGCGATTTGATGGTGTCAATCCGCGCATCGGGCTGCGCGGGAATCGCCACGAGCGAGAGTTCCAATACTTCCGTCTTCATAAACCGGAAGCCGCCGGTTTCCTTGTTGAACGTTTCTTCAATCGCTCGGAATCCGATCGAGACTCCAGCAAGTAGTCCCGTCTTGATCGATGTCCATGCTTCCTCGATGCGGTCGCGCACCGCGCCTGGTTCATCAACCTTCGGGAGTCTCGCCTCGAAGCCGATGCCGTCCTTGGTGGGCTTCGCGAACTTCACCCAACCGACAGGTTTCTGAGAGTTGTGATACAGGAGCAGCGGGAGTGGATTCTTAAACGCGACTCCGAGCGGTTCCACGATATCGCCCGTGCGATCAGGAGTCGGCGTGGTCGCAACGCCTGTGATGATGCGCTGCTCGCCGTCTACGGCTTTGATATGGAGAAAACTATAGGCACGGTTCACGGTGCGAACAGCCTACACGCTCGCGCGACCGTTTGCTATTTTGGGTTTCTAAATTCAGAGAGTTGCTTGCGGATGATGTCTGGAACGGTCGTCTTCTGCGTGGCAGCTAACGCACTCATGTGGTCGTAAACACTGCTCGGCACCGTCAGGTGAATATCTGTTGAGGATTCACCTGGATTGACGGTTGGACGACCGCGCTTTGGCTTCATCGACGACGACCGCCGAAAAACAGCATCTCGAACTGCGGCTTCGCTTCCGGTGCACGCATCGCGCGCGAGAGCGCCGTCCAGAACGCGACCGGCCCGTCAATTTTATTCGCGCTGTCCTTCCCACCAGCCTTGCGAGGGTACACTTCGTCCTTGTAATTTCGCTCGACCACGACGTTCGAAATCATCCACGCGAACGCCGGATTCCCGTCGTGCTCCAGATGCTTCGCGAGCACCAACCGCTCAGTCAGCTTCATGGCCGGGTCCATCGCCTTCACGTCCTGGTCAACCGTCATCACGAAATTATCCACCGCATCGCGTCCCATTCGCGGCTCGAGTTTCGTCTTCAGTTCCTGCTGCATGTGCGCCGCGAGTGCCCGATCAAAGTCCACTTCCTGCACATCAAGCACATTGCACCACTCGAGAATGTCCCGTTCAATGCGCGGAAAGTCGGCCTGATTCCCAGGTGTCTCAATGATCAACCCATCGCGAACCCAGCCTGACATCTGGGCAATCGGCGACCGTTCGATGGCGTCTTCTGGTAGGTAGTAGCGCCCAATAAGCGCATACGTTTCTGGGCTGGTCTTGAACACCGCGACGACCGCCGCGATGTCGCGCACTTCGGCGAGGTCTACGCCAATCCAACACGGATACTGCTTCAACGCGGAGAGCGTCAGCCCTGGCTTCGCACACGACTGCCACAGCGTGCCGGTCATCCACGCCGACTCCGTGCGAATCCAGACGTTGAAATGTTTCGTGAGGACGTTGTTCAACGCGCTCGGAGACATCTGCGCTTCGGTGATCTTGCGCTGGAGGTCATCGGGCTGCACCGACACGCCGTAGTTCGGATTCGCCTTGCGCTGAATCTCTGGGTCGCTGATATCGTCGCCTTGGTCAATTGTCCAGTAGCAGCCAAAGAACGTCTCGTCCTCGAGCACGCCATCGAGAATCTTCTCGAGGTATTGCAACTTCTCATGGCAGATGCCGCCGAGTTCAACGCCGGCCGTCGTGATCGGGAACAACAGTGGCTGCTGTCGCGCGCCAGTCGCCGTGTCGATGACATCCCAGACCGCGCGCGTGCGATGCGCGTGAAATTCATCGACGGCGGCAAATGAGACGTTTAATCCGTCAAGCGACTGCGCGTCGGCTGAGAGCGGAAGGAATTTGCCGGCCGTCGCTGGCACCGAGAGCGTCATTTGCGTCTTCGCGCCAATCTTCACGCCGAAGTGCTCACAGAACGCGGGCGAGCGCTTCGCCATCTCCCACGCAATCTCAGCGATGACCTTCGACTGATCACGCGTCGTGGCCGCGCTGTAGCACTCTGCGCCGCTCTCACCATCCGCGACGAGCATGTAAAGCACGATAATCGCCGCGATGGTGCTCTTCGCGTTCTTCCTCGGCACGAGCGGAAACGCGATGCGAAACCGCCGCTTCCCGTCTCGGCGCTGCCAGCTAAAGACCGTCATCAGCAGCCAGCACTGCCACGGCTCCAGCACAATCGACGCCCAGATGTTCCTATTCTGCGCGTCCTTCCCTACCACTACCGCGCATGGCCCCTTGATGTGCGGCAGCATCTCAGCCATCGTGCAGACCCGCACGCCAGCCTGCGGCACGAACCGATACGGGAAGTCTGCGCTGTCCTGACTGTCAAGGTCGCGCCGGTTGCGCTCACACGCGAGCCGCACCCATCGACACGCCGGAATCTCTCCGCTCAGCACGTCGGCCTGATACGACGCCGCGAGCGCCGTGTAGTCGCGCTCAGCCAACCTTCGCCCACGGATTCTCGGCCGGCTTCGTCTCAGCCGCCACCATTGGTTTCCCAAACGCCGTCAGCCTGAACTTCAGCAGCATGCTCTCCATGCCCTTCTGCATGCTGTCGAAGGTCTTCACGAACGGTAATCCGGAATCGGTCATGCCCATCTCGTGAATCTTTACCGCGAGCTGCGCGACAAGGTCCGCCCGCTTGCACAATTCCTCGAATCCCGCCGCCGTGGCCGGCGTCAGCGTCCGCTCCGTCACAGCTTCCGGTGCCCAGCGCTCCCAATAGCCCCTAGCCGCCTCCGAGAGCCAATACGGCGCTGAAAGAAGCGACTTCTCCGTCTCGGCCGTCATGGTCCGCAGCGGATTCCTGACCCTAACGAGCTTGGGTTGCTTCTCAGACGTATACGACGGCTTGCGTCCTGCCCCTATTGGCATGGTCCTTGTCTCCGTGGCCTATCCTACACCTAAGGCCATCCGACCGAAAAGTGGGATTTCTGTCAATTCGAG